TCAAAGAAGATACAATTAACAAATGGGATAAATTAGGATTCCTAGAAGGCCTTAAAGGTCACCTAAAAGAGAACGTAGCTCAGTTATATGAGAATCAAGCGTCTCACTTAATAAACGAAGCTACTGCAGAAGGTTCTTCAGGTTCATTTGAAACTGTTGTTTTTCCTATCGTTAGACGTGTATTCTCTAAATTATTAGCGAATGATATCGTTTCTGTACAAGCGATGAACTTACCAATCGGTAAATTATTTTACTTTGTACCTAAAATTCAAGGGTATGATGGATATTCCGCACAAACACCAGATAGTAATTACGCAGGTCAATCAGGTGAACATTACGGACCAATCGGTTCTGCTGGAGGTCCAACTGCGGCTGACGGAAGAGAAGGTTTAGGTTACGGTTCAACATCAACTTACGGTAAGAAAAATCTTTATGATTTATTCTATGAAGGAAATGAAGGACAATTAGACCCTCCAGGTTTATTTGACTATTCTAAAGGACAATGGTCAGCAATTACTGTTGGAACTCTTGTTCAAGTTTGGCAAGACGGTAATTTAATGAACTTATCTGCGGCTACTGACCCAACAATGCTTGACGGTACAAACCAAAGAAAACTAATCGTTAAAATGTGTGGATTTGCTAACGCAGGTTCAGGAAAATTAATCGGACCTGATGGTAATGAGTATGACTCAGAATCTTTCTTGGCTGACTTAAGAATTTATGCTAACACTGATTTTACCGCAACAGGTAACACATGTAACACATTATTTAATGCTAGCAACAAACCTAACTCATTATTGTTCAGAGTTGTTACTCAACAATATGGTCAAGGAATCGTTAGTGGTTTAAATAGTATGGCACAAACAGAATTCGCATCAACAGGTAATGGTGGTCAATATAATAATGTTTGTAACCAAAGTGGTTGTATCTATTTAGAAGTGGATTTATCTTGTCCAGCATGTGCTGACTGTGGTTCAACTTCATTAGATGGTTACACAGGAACAACTATTGAGACATTAGGTGGTACTGAATTCACAACTGTATTCAGACGTTATGCTGATTTAGAGTTTGAAGACAAAATTGGTGAGGTTTCTTTCGAATTAGATTCTGTTACAGTATCTGTTACTGAAAGAAAATTAAGAGCACAATGGTCTCCTGAGTTAGCTCAAGACGTTGCGGCTTTCCACAACATTGATGCTGAGGCTGAATTAACGGCTTTATTATCTGAACAAGTTGCAGCTGAAATCGACCGTGAAATCTTAAGAGATTTACGTAAAGGTGCGGCTTGGAACTTACGTTGGGATTACAATGGTTGGAGAAGAATTTCTGCTACAACTAACTACACTCAAAAAGACTGGAACCAAACATTAATCACTGCGATTAATCAGTTGTCGGCACAAATCCACAAATCTACTTTAAGAGGTGGAGCTAACTGGATTGTTGTTTCTTCTGAAGTTTCTGCGATTTTTGATGATTTAGAATACTTCCACGTATCTAACGCGTCTCCTGAGCAAGACCAATACAACATGGGTATTGAAAGAGTTGGTACATTAGCTGGTCGTTACCAAGTTTACCGTGACCCTTACTTCCCACCAAACACAGTTTTGATTGGACACAAAGGAACGTCATTGTTAGACACAGGTTACATCTACGCACCATACGTACCATTACAATTAACACCTACAATGTATAACCCATTCAACTTTACACCTATTAAAGGTATTATGACACGTTACGCTAAGAAAATGGTTAATAACCGTTTCTACGGACGTATCACTGTTGACGGTGTTCGTACATTCGATTTAAGAGAATTGAGATAATCATAATCTTAAAGAATAACACTAAAGGAGACAAGAAATTGTCTCCTTTTTTTGTGTATGATAATTAAATAGTGTTATTTATTCATTTAAGTCATTTTTACATGTGAATGTTATATTAATGGAGTATATTTATAATAAAAAATTAATCATGAAAAAAATATTATTATTTTTAACTTTCTTAATCTCCACGACAGTATTTTCACAAGGAGTGGGGATTAACACCGATGGAAGTTCACCGAATACATCCGCAATATTGGATGTTAAATCAACATCTCAAGGTGTCCTTATCTCAAGGATGACTGAAGCAAATAAAAATGCGATAACATCACCAGCAACAGGGTTGATAATTTATCAAACAGATGTTGTGTCGGGGTTTTATTATTATAATGGAACAATATGGGTTAAAATGTCTGTAGATGGTGATAATATTAAAAACGGAACCTCAATTCAAACATCCGCTAATTATAATATAGATGGGAATGGAACATTAGGGGGAGATATTAATGTTAATGGTCAAGATATTAATGGTTCAGGTATTAATGGAGGAACCAGCGGGATATTAAGAATTAATTCAAATACAGATGTTAGAGTTGCGTTAGATAAAGACGCCAATGGAAGTCAGCAGTTTGAGGTAACCAATGACGGAGGGTCAACCTCAGTGTTTTCGGTGACTGAGGCGGGGAATGTGACAACTAAAGGTTATGTTAGAATGTTAGAAACAGGAACAACACCAACACTATATACGGCAATACAAAGTGGGGATTTAACAGGTTCTAATTTAACTTTAACTTTACCAACATCTGCAGGTACCTCAGGTCAATTTTTAAAAACTGATGGTACAGGTGTGACTTCATGGAGTACTTTAAGTCAAAGTTCATCAACTACTTATCAAACCGCGGCTCTTGTACCAACAACCACAACATCATCAGTTGTTACAGGATTAACCACAACTTTTACTGCTGATGCCAATCACGTTTATTATATATCAACAACGGGATGTGTTTATGACGCTTCTGCAACAACAAATAGAAATGTTAACTCACAAGTTAGTATTTTTGTTGACGGGGTAGTATTAACCGCAGGAACTCAAGTGGCTTGTGCCCAAAATTTAGGTACAACATCTTTATGGACCTACGGTAATTGGTCATTAAATCAAGTCGTGTCACTTACCGCTGGGTCACATACAATAGATGTTAGAGCAAATAGAAGGTCCGACTCTAATATTGATAATCCTACTGTTGGTGGGGCGGCAGCATCTGTTTGTCAAGGACAACTAACGGTTATGGTTATTTCTAAATAAAAATCGTACGATGAAAAAATTTATAATTACCTTATTTATTTCTTATGGTCTTTTGGGGTATTCTCAAAACGCAACATTTAAACCAACAGGAGGGGTTAACATTGTCTCAACGAACGACCCTTATTTGGTTTTAAATAATACTGACTACAATAACGTATCATCAACAAATGTCGGTGGTAAGTGGATTTTCGTAGGAATTAATCAACAAACAATAAGTGGGACTCAAACATCATTTTATAAAGGAACTTTAAATAATTCTAATGGATTTATAATATCAACACCCGTAACATTTAGTGATGAATTAAATATGGTTACAGGGATTGTGACAAATACAAGTATGATTGAAGTCGGTACAGGAACCTCAAATATAGGGGTTTTAAATTGGACTGACGGAACGATAACAGGTCAACTTAAAAGATGGTTTGACGGTACAACAAACTCAACTCAATCAAGTGGTATTTTCCCAATTGGAACATCCTCATATAATAGAAACATTCTAATTAACTACACTGAATCGACTTCGGGAGGTTATTTAGTTGGTGAATATGTCTCAGGATTACCGTCTATGAGTAATATATACAATGGACTACCATTAACCTCATCTGATGCTCAATTAGTTACTGATTATGTTCCTGACGGATATTGGAGTATTACTCCCGATAGTTACAGTAGTACAATGAACACTAAAAAATATTCAACAACAATTAGAGCGAATACTCTGACAAATATTGTTGATAGAAATTTAACAAGGATTATTAAGAATGTCGGACCGTCAAATACAATATGGTCCGCTGGAGGAACCCACAATTCAATAAATGGTACCACAGACTTAGATTATACGTTAATTAGTGACAACATCATTGGTTTTAATTGGTTACAAGTTGGAATAGTTAATAGTAATCCACTACCAATCGAATTATTATATTTTAATGGTGTATCGTACCCTAAGTACAATTTATTAAGATGGTCAACCGCAACAGAAAATAACGCAAGTCATTATATTCTTGGTAAAAGTGTCGATGGTATAAATTGGTTACAGGTCGGTAAGGTAACCGCCTCAGGTAATTCAACGGTCAAACTAAACTATAGTTACGTTGATTTATTCATAGAACCCACAATCAATTACTACAGATTGACACAGTTTGACTACGATGGTAAATCAAAAACGTATGATATTATTGATTTAGATAATAGAATCAAAACAAAGACTATTGTTAAATATTTTAATTTATTGGGTCAAGAAATTAATGAGTCGAATGCGTTTGGGGTAATAATTGTTATTTATAGTGACGGAACAAGTCAAAGAATTATAAAATAAGAGTATTTATATATATGAATACTTTAAGGGGAATAATCCAAGAACACCTTTTATTAGAAAAAAGAATTGCTCAAATTGTACATGAGATACAAACACAATTCAATTTTGAAGTTTCAAGAACGGCCCATTCTTCTGATAGGTCAACAAGACCTGAATTAAAGGATTCATACAATCAAAGAGAAATTACGAATTTAGAGGTAAAAGAATTTGTCGCACTATTCATTAGAGAGATTGCGGAAAGAATTGTTTACCGTGAAATTAATGATGGTGATGCGTTTGTAATTAAATCAAACAAGTGGGAATTGGCTTTACCAATTATACCGATTCATAATGGGGGTTCAAGTTGGACTTTATTATTCAGTACTGCCTTTAGAGAGTCTGAGGGTAATCCGTTTAGAGTTGGTAAAAATCAATTAGTCTTGTGGAGGTAAAAAAAGGGGTGGACATTGTATCTTAATCGTCTTCCATTCCACCCGATAAGTTAGGATTGTTTCGTTCTAACCTATTGTGATTAATTGTATCTAAATTGTTTCCCTTAATCACATTACAAAGATAAGCAAATAATTCGAACCTACAACTTTTTTTTTCAAAAAAACAGATATTTATATATTAAACAGAAATAGGTATGAAAAAATTATATTTTTTAAATGAAGAAGAATCAAATAGAATTCTAAATCTTCACAAACAAGCGACTAAAAAACAATATTTATCCGAACAATCTTTACCTAACAAAGAGATGGAGGAACAAATAGATTGGGGTAGAGTAGGTACTTCAGCGGCGGCGGGAGCGGCGGTAGGTTCTTTAGGTCTCGGTGTTACCGCGATTCCAGGGGCGATTATTGGTGCAGGTGCATCGATATTAAGTCAAGCGTTTGGTGGTGCGGCGTCTTTAGCAGGTGCTAAGAAAATATTAGACGCCTGTAACGTTAAAGGTGCGGTTGGTCCAGCTCAAATGACAAGACAACAGTTAAATGCGATTGCTGACGGAATTAATACTGCGATTGATGGTATAGGGACTGATGAAGATGCGATTAAAGCAAATTTATCAAAAATACAAACTATTCCTGATTTATGTGGTATGGCGACTACCTATGAAACAAGACACGGTGAAAGTTTATTTGACGCTATTGATGGTGATATCGATTCTGCAGGACAATGGAAAACATACGTGTTTTTACCATTATTAGACGCATATGAAAATAGTAAAGAAATAGGTGAGAAAGCGGCAGCGGCAGCAGCGGCGGCAGCGGCATCAGGAACTACTTCAGGAACTACATCAGGAACTACTTCAGGAACTACTTCAGGTACAACAGGTACTACGGTTACAACAGGTGTTGCTAAAAAAGGTGTGGCGACTAACTTACAACCTAAAACCAAAACAATACAATCTACTTTAGGTGTGTCACAAACAGGTACGATGGACCAAGCAACGATTGACGCGTTAATTACTAAACTAAATGGTGGAGGAAACCCTCAACAATCTACTTCAGGTAGTAATGTTCAATAAAAAAAATTAAAAAATATAACAAAATATAATATGAAAAGATTAATTATAACCGAAAGTGAAAGAGCAAAAATTCTTAATATGCACGGGTTTAAAAAAATGTTATCTGAATCGACAATACAAGATGTACAAACTTTACTAAATAGTAAATTTAGTGCGGGGTTAACCGCTGATGGTAAATATGGTCCTAAAACCGCTGCGGCAATTGAAAAAGCTTTAGGTATTGGTGGAACACCTGCGGGAACTTCGACAGGAACACCTGCGGGAACTACAACAGGAACACCTGCGGGAACTACAACAGGAACACCAAATGCTGGCGATATTGCTGGCGGAGACAAGGGTGAACCAAGTGACGTAGGTTAAAAAACAATACAATCAATTAATCTACTTGCCGTAGAGTAATTTGTTGCTAAAGGAATGTCGTGAACATTACATATCCTTAATAACATACTAACATCCACTTGATGTGGATGAACTTCCAAGGGGTCGATGAAGAATATAACTACATCGACCTCTTTGTTTACAATCATTGACGCAATCTGAGCATCACCCCCCATTGGTCCACTAAACATTGTTCTAACCTTTTGTAGACCCGCATGAATTAAATGTTTACCTGTAGTTCCCGTGGCAATTACCTCAACATTTTTTGATGTGAAAAAAGGGATTCGTTTCATTACAAACGATACCATATCGGCCTTCTTACCGTCATGAGCAATTAACGCAATTCTAATGTTGCTCATCTTGGGTAGGTTCTTCAATTTTTGACAAGGTTCTAATACATTTTGAGATTACTTCTGTTTCACCCAAAGAATATACACCCGATTCGTGAGCGTACTTAACCGCCCGAATTAAAAAGTATATTGAGGTGTCCTTATCCATTGTTTGTAATATCACCTCCAAATGGTCCTCATTTAAAATAGGTATTGAGTTAAATAAATTTCCAAATAGTTTTTGTTCTTCCATTTTAATAGTTTAAGATATTTATAAGTATAAGTAATTATTTTCAGAATGTTAAGAGATATTGTAAACAAGGTAAAACAGGAAATCATCAAAGAAGCGACAAGTGATGGTGGCGGTAGAGGGTCATATGTTGGTCCTATGCAACTTGGGACAAAGGAGTTTGATAAAACCTCTCTACAACCTTTTAATATCCCTGTATCGAAGTATAATGACGCAATGTTGGCTTACGATAGTTATGATGGTAAAATGAGTTTACCTAAAAAACAAATCAATAAGATTGAACGTAAAGCAAAGAAAGACTCGGATTATCTGAAGAAACATCCTAACCTAACCTCAAGTGATGATGATGGTAATAATATTAATCAAACGCCAGGATATAAGAAAACGGTTGTTCCTATTAAGGAGAGCCCATTAAGGAATTTCATCAAGAGTGTCTTGAGAGAATCCTTCTGAGGTTTCTATTTTAGTTAAGATTGTTCGTAAAGAATATTTAATTTGAGACGTGATTTCTTCCTTATATTGTTGACGAATAACTTCAGTCTTATTATCGTACATCTTTGTTAATCTATCCCACTCTCTTTCATATAATGTAACGTCATAATGATACACATGATTAGTAACACTAATATGTCTATCATCAAGAATAACGAATAGTCCTAATTCAGAATTTTTAATATAACGTTCACCTGATAATGGGGCAATAAGGAATTTAGAACTTGGGTGATTTATTAATGACCGACAAATACCCAAACAAATTCGTTGGCTATCGGTTAATTTATCTATGGGTTTGAGACCTCTATAACGAGACCATAATACCCACTTAACATATAACCGTTTAAACATTTTTTCCATAGTTTATTTTTACTTCTAACAAAGATATACAAAAAATATTAATTATGAAAGGATTTCGTTAAAAATCGAACTTATTATTTTTCATATACGCTTTATCAGCATAATCTAAAAACTTTTTACCATAGATAACGGACAATCTGTCCATAACCAATTGAGGATTTTTTCTCATATAACGTAAGATGTCTGCAGGAATTTGGTCGCTATATTTTCCAAATAACCCTTCGATATCTTTTTCTCTTGGGGTCATTCTAACATGTGGTTCCACAGTAAACTGAGGTTTACCTATTTCATCATCGAATTCTTCTTCGTTAATGATTCTTTTAACAAGTCTGTTTAAATCAGATTCGGTTAGTTTAACAATTTTTTTCATATTATTTACGAGTTTAATCCGTTCATTCCTCCTAAAACGATTGCGTCTAATAGAACTACCGCCTTACCTTGTTCGTTGGTCCAAGTAGGGTGTGGAGGTGTTATAGACACAGTGTTACCACTACAATCAATAACACATACGTTATATTCAGTCCCTGCCGATAATGGGGCGATACATTCCGAACAATCGGAGTAAGGACCTGAAATACCAAAATCGTATGTGTAAGGGATTGGAGTTGATTCAGTCACCTCAAAACATAAACAATCTTCATTTGTAAACAAGTTAAATTCATCTCTATCAGTACAAATTTGGTAGACCTGACCAATTGGCCATTGTGTAAATTGTGTTGCGTTGACAGGTCCACCTAAAAGTGGATAGTTACATGATACCACTAAAAAAGCCCCATTAATACTTTGTAAACAATCTAAACAATTTGAGTGTCCTGTTAGAGAATTTATCCCTTCTGTTACTGGGTCTGTTGTTCCTGATATAACAGTAAAACAACTTTGAGGTGATGCTCCTGTGAAAACTATGGAGTATGTATTTGCGGTTAATCCTGGTTCTAAAGAATCGTCAACTACGTATTCGTAAATTTCGTCACAACTTCTTATAAGGTAATTTGCCATAATATTTTTTTATATAAATAGTTTTATTTTTTTATTTAGTACTTACTATCTGAAACTTTATTTGTCTTTTATAAGTGTTAACCTCACCTGAACTCTCAACCTTAATATCAATAAAATATTCATTCGGTATTTTATCTCTTGTGTCAAACATAAAATAGTACTCATTAGGTGTCCTGTTTATCTTTGTCCAATCTTGAACTTGGACTTCTGTTTGACCTTCTCTAACATAAATTCGATAATAAGAATCGACTTTCTGTAGTAATTTTTGAGTACTGTACGCCTGTTTTATTATAACCCCAACTTTTCTAATATCAGTATTTAAAATTTTCTCATCTTGTTTAATACCGTAAAAGTCAAAACCATATAATTTAGGGTCAACCGAGGTCGTTCCTATTTGGATTGAATTTTTGTATGGGTATAGTGTAAAGTCGTTAGTTATTGGTGGAATTGGAAATCCGTTTAGACTTAGGTTATACCATTTATCTGAGAAAGTACAAGGTGTTTTATAACCTGATAATGGAGGTATCTCCACTTCGTAAACTCCTTTGGTTTTTTGACAAATAGTTGGTACCCCGATTAATCCTGGTATTTGGTTACCTGATGAGTCCAATATATCCACACTTGGTAAATAATCTAAATTAACAGGTTGACCATTATCATATAGATAAAGATAAAGTCTGTTAACATGTCCTAATGTGAATAGATTTCTATCGTCATCAATTAAGTCATTATAGTTGGTTTCTAAAAATGGTTCGTAGAATGTTTGGGTATGTCTTGTAAAGAATTGTACTTCATATGCGTCAGTCAACCCGATTAAGTTTTCGACCTGAGGTTTATATGCGATACCCCATCCTGACACATTTGTCAATGTGCCATCTAAGATTGCATTTATTTCCTTAGTCATATTAAAACTAATGTTCTCATTACCAAACTCAAAATGTTGTGTGTCAACAATAGTTAACGCACTATACGGAACCGTTCCCGTATTCATGTTGTTGTATATTCCTGGCTCAGTCCACACACCAATAGTAGTTGTTTGAACCCAATTAGAAGGTCTGTCAGAGAAGTTCTTGTCAAAGTCACTATAGTCATAGATTAAGTCCGCAAAGTCATAACCAACCCCTTCATCCCACACTTGTGGTGTTGATGGGTCGTCATTAATGTACGGAATCCTAAATAAAATTAAGTCAAATGAAGTCGCCCTCATTCTTGCCTGAGACGTTTTAGTGTTCAACAAGTCAACATTAAACCATGACGTGTTAGTCATTCTTAACGTATGTTTAGTTGTGTCGGGACAAGTGGTACTGATAGTACCATCAAAAACCTTTTCCATTAATAATGAAAGGTCTAAGTCAAAAATAAAACGACTATACCCATTTGGAAACTGAGAAGTCGCCAAAGAGCCGTAAAATAGTTCCGTCACAGGGTTTCTTCCTGTGTTGGTAAAACTATTAGACACTATCGTGTTATTTTTACTGAAATACGAATTGTTAATTGACATTGAATACTTTATTCAATAAATATCAATTAATTCGGATATTTTGATTTAAGATGTTATTTTCGGCATCGGCAAGTATTTGGTCAATCTCTGTTGTGGTTTGACCATTACCCGCAGCTACAGGAATAGGTGGGACTGTCGCAATTGCGTGAACATGTCCTTTAACAAATGAAAAGATTTTTCTAAGTAGTATCATTAACTCATCACCTCTTACAGAAGGATATGTTATGTTTGAGAGGCTTTTTTCATCCCCAATAAATTTGTCCTGAGGAATACCGTATAAAGTTTGTTGTAAACTAATCTGTCCTTTAGGTCCCGTTGAGTCTTGTGATAATAAATAAACTCGTTGAGCGCCTAATACTCCATAGGTAATTGACGATGGTGTAAATTCGGCGGGTGTAAATGTTTCTTTTTTAATCTTAGATTGAGGACCAATTAATGGTTTACCATTTTTATTCTCAGATACCAAGAAAAAACCACTAGTCACTTTACCTGTGGATAATTTTATTTTAGAGTAGAATCTAACATAATTACCTAATTCCGTAACATCATCAACTGTCGTAGAGTTTGAGAATTTAATTCCTGTCTCATACGTTAATTTTGATGGGGTCACAATGAATGGGAACGAATCGTTAGAAAAGTTTTGTTGGTTATTAATAGTGTATCCCGTAATATCTAAATAACCTTCGAACAACCCAGTTACAAATTTATTAATTAAATAAACCGCATCATCAAACGAGACGTTAGTGAATTTAAATTCTTCTAACGGTCCTGTATAGTTAGTTCCGACACTTAATTTAGTTATGGTATTAGGCTTAAAGTTCTGAGTATTCACTATATCAGATGTCGGTAATACGTTATATAACCCAACAGTCCCATTAAACACGTTTTGAGCGTTCTCAAGATTATCGATATTCCATATGACCATTTTTTTAACAACTTTAACAATTTCTTGTAATTTAGTTTCCGTTTGAGGTTCCCCCAAAACCTTTGTTTGGGTAAAATTAGATAATTGTAAAAATGACCTAAATTGATTCCCAATAGGGAGTTCATCTTTAGATAATGTTTTAGTTTTTCCCGCCCTTATTAAAACCTCATTTTCTTTTATAATAACATCGGCACTTCCCCTACCTAAAAGAGAATTATCTCCAGGTTCAGGAAAAACACCGTAACTATTTTTATCTCGATAAGTACCATCAATATTTTTAATACTTCTACCTTCTTTGATTCTATCTCCCGCAGAAAGAAACTTCTTAGCTCCTTGATAGTTTTCAAAAGGAGTTATCATTGGTGATGAAAATGGTCCTTGAATGTAAAATTGGTTTTGGAAAACAAAATTTTTGTCCTGATAAATTATATGAACATACTCGTCTTTTCTTGGGGTTTGGCTGATATAAAATGGTAATAATGGTAAAAAAACAATAGGGTCTTTAGATGACCATACATCCGTCTCCTCATTCCAATTAGGTACTGCCTTAATAATTGACGCGTAATCTTTTGTTTCGGGTATAACACGGATTCTACCCAACATCATCGGGTCTTGGTCGTCATAGACAATACCAGGAAATATTATTTGGTCTCTATTAATTGCGTCCATTCTTAGTTCTTGTTTCGAATTCTTTTAATATTAGGTCGTAAGTTGTTTCTAACTTATCAATATGATGAGTTAATTTAAGTAATGTTTCTTTAGTCATATTAAAGTCATTTTGAATAATATCCATAGCAAAAATTAAATCTTTGTTTGAATGAGACTTATAGTCTTTAATAATGTTTAACGCTTTTTCTGCGGTTTCTTTTTTTGTCATGATTATGATTTTTTACCGTAAGCACTTGCGGGTACTGTCATACCTGCAGGTGTGATACTTAATGCCCCAACGGCAATTTGTACTTTACCATTTTCTGCCTCTTCATTCGCCATGGCCTTCATCTGAGCAAATTTACTTAAAACTTCTAAATTAGGACTACCATCGGGCATTGGTCCTGTTGGAATACCTAATTTTTGCATCTCCTCGATTGCTCCAAGAAACGCCCTTGATTCTGAATATCCACTCATTAATTGTGATGCAAATAATAAAGGTAAAGGTATACCTTGACCACCCCATCCTGAGGTGGCAATTTTCAATAACCACAATAACTCATCAACAACACTTTTACACCTCCTCCAATCATTAATAAACTGTATTATCACTAACAACAGTTGGATTAATTTTAAAATCATAATGATTCTTTTATCTCCTTGTTCTTTAGCAACATCCATAATAACCTGTTGGATTAGGTTTTTAATATCTTTCTTAATTAATTCAAACAATTCTTTAACAAATAATGACCCTATTTTTGAGACTAAATTAATGACAAAACTTTTAAATTTTTTAGCAAAATCTATAAATGAATTAATTTGGTCAGTTACAGTATTACCCAAAGATTTTAACATAGTAAAAATTGGTAGAAGTACTTTTGGGGATAGTATTGCCGTTACCAATCCTTGAGCCAATAGTTTTACGAAGTTTAAATCAACCGCCGCATTAATGTTACCCGAAATTGCTAATCCCGACCAATCAGGGTTGTCTGTTAAAGATTGTGTTAAAGCGTCGGCAGCGTTTACTAAATCACTATCAGGAACAAATAATAAATTATTTAACGAATCCAAGACCGCTCCAGAATCAACGGGTAGTTTAACGTTGTCACAATTTTCATACTCAACAACACCATTTTTAATGTTGTTTACTTTTAAATCAATATTCCTTAAATCTATTTCGGTAAATTCAAAAAACGAATCATCAACACCATCTAATTCAGCGACTTTTGCAACACCACTAACATCGATTTCTTTCTTACTATCAAAACAAAGACCTAATATTCTTTGTAATAATAACTCAAATTTTGTTGCGTCCTCCGCTTGGACTAACCCAATATTTGCTTGTATTGAGATTGCCCCTGATAATGAATTCATTATTGACGCTAATATATTATGATAATCAACTATTTTAATTGTTTTATAGTAGTCAATCATAAATTCACCAACTTTATTTACATTATTAACTCGATTAACTAAAGTCACTTTATACCAAGGACCTGTTTGACCTAAATTATCTGTTTCCACATATTGAATATCAAAAAGGTCTTGACCTGATTGCCCAATGTATAATTGACCATTATCAACTGAGTATGGTTGACCGCTCTCAATTCGTTTATAAAGTTCTTTATTTAAAGAAAAAGGATACTGTTGGACCTGTATTGGGTCTTTTTCATATAATACTTTACCAATAGGTTCTGATGGGTCTTTTTTTAGGAGATTACCAAGGTCAATTGACGAAACTTTTATATAAAGAGTTTGTCCGTTATACATTTGTTGTTGGTCACAACCAACCGCATTTAAAGCTTCCTCGTTAACAAGTTCTAATATTTTCGGCTCAATATTTTTTAGGGTTTGGAGTAATAATTTTTTAACATATTTAATTGAGTTACTACCCTTACCACCAGTGATATTATTAATATCTAATAGTTGCTCAAATTGACTCTTAATTTGTTTTTCATACCGCTTTGTTTGTTCTTTAGCCTTATTAAGACTTTGAGTAACATCCGATTTTTTATCGTCAAAACTTTCCCCCGACTTTTTTTTCGCGTCACTATATTGTTTCTTTAAATTAGTGTACGATTTAGTTGCGGAAACTTTATCTTGTACCTTTTTATAATCGGCATTAAGGTCTAAACTCATAATTATTTTTTCATTTTATATGTATCATCTTTAGCAATATCTTTTTCGATTAGATTTTGGATAATATCATCATCCATATTTAAATCAGATATTGAGAAGGACTCGACAGTTGAATTTGATTTTTCCCAAATTGACGATTGTAATTTAGATAGAGATAGTTTTTTCTCAACGCAGTCATTAATTATTTTTTGTTGTTTTTCGATAACAGGACCAATAAGAGTCATGTCCTCAGGTTCTTTCATCATCGACAACATTTTGTTTTGAATTCTTATTGCAGTGTTTCTTTGTTCTACAAGTTCATTGTAAATTTCTTGTAATAAAGAAAGAATTGATTCTTTCGTTAAATTAATCTCTTTTTTTTGTGGTCTTCCCATTACAATAAATATTTAACCCTTGTTTTTTATTGAGACATCTTTTCAACCAAGTTAAGATATATGATTCTATATTTTTTCATAGAACTACGAATCTCCTTTGTAGATAGGTTAGTCATTTCTCTTAAGGATAAGAGTATTATGTTTTTATTGAATTTATTATTTGACGCCCCAACAAAAATATTTTCATAATCGTTGAACAAATCATATAATGCGTGACCTAACTTAATTTCATTTTCGTTTAATGTTTCCTCATTTAAAAATTTATCTAATTCTCTCAGGAAATTTTTAATGATTTGTTCCGAGTCTACAGAATCACCGTCCATTAAGTACGAAAATTCTGGACTATTTTCAATACTTGATGATATATCTTCGTATGAAATTTTTCGATTGGTCTCTTTTTGGTCTTTAATTATTTGACCCATTAAGTAGTTCTTACAAATGGTCCCAAAATATGAATAAGCCTTTTTTTCCTTCGCGGGTTTAAACTTATCTATTTTTGTCATTAGAAAAGAATGTGTGTCAGTATGGATTTCTATGAAGTCCATATCTTTACGATACAATTTATATCTCCTAATAATCGAGGAAATCATCTTGTCCAAAGGTTTTCTCAAAAACTCATTGTAGATTTTATTTTTTTCTTCTGAGGATTCGGTTGATAAAAATCTTACCACGGCCATTTCTTCTCGGACATCAAAATAATTTGCTTGTTTTGGTTTTCTTCCTTTCTTTTTTAAGTCTGTATCTGTCGCACCTGATAAAATTATTATTTCGCTCATTAAACTGTTTGGGGTTCATACTTTATGGCTCTATCATTGATAAAGAAATATTCTTTTTTCGCCGACTCTACCCAAAATCTAACTTCTTCATCAGTTAGTTTGTCATCACCATTTTTATAGTTCCAAAAAATTGACCCTTCACGCAAATTAATATGTTTATAACCAATTTTAGGTATTGACATTATTTTTACAGAATTATTTGTCATTCTTAAAAAGAATTCATATCCAAACGTTAATTTAAAAGACGGTTTTAATAATCCAAAATCGATAAAGGACGATTTTCTAATGACCATACCTGAAATTTGGAAGTTTTGATATGTTTGAAGTGTTTCATTACTCAGGACACCCATTTCCGCTGCAATATTTAATGCGAAAGTTGCCTCATTTGTAAAACCTGCGAATTGACCTTTTTCATCCGTATCAATAACAATAGGTAAGAAAGCATCAACTTCAGGATGAGCTATAGTATATTTCTCGACATTTTTAAACCAAATGTTTGAGTATTCATCATCAAATTCAAGTAACGAAACCCATTTAGATTCTGAGGACCTAACACCGTGATTTACTTGTTCTGAGAAATTAGGGTCCTTAGTCCAAACAATTTTATTTACTTTTAAATCCCCAAAGTCAAAACCACCTAAAAACTCAACTAAAGATGTTTCATCGGTATGAACAATTATTAGTTCGTTAATTTTTTTTGTTTGGTTTTTAAGAGAAGTAATGGCCTTTTCGAAATATTCCGCAAATCCATTTGTTTTAGACGATTTAATTGGTAGTATTACCGATACATCAAATTTTTCCATAGTGTATATTTTTAATTTTTTTTATTCTGTTGGTTCTAGTTTATTTAATTGTTCTTCGAAAGAATTAAGTCTTGTTTGAAGGAACCCGTCAAAAAGGGAAACTACATTCGTCTCAAAATCCGTTTTTGAACTTAGTTCGTTTGTAGTTAACGACATTGATTCATACATTTTTTCATTAACGTTATCTTCTAACCAATTTTGTAAAAAGTCAGCGACAAAATCCACCATTTGATTTTTATTATTAATCCAAAGACCGTTGTCTTCATTCATCCATGATGGTACAAGATTAGGTACTAATCCTAATACAGGAACATTTGATTTCATTGATTCAAGAGGGAAGGTCCCAAAAGAACTTGTCTCATCTACCCACACTGATAGGAAACAGTCTTGTAACGCTTCGGCAAATTGTTTTTCTGTTAATCCTCTCATATCTCTGAACGTAATCCATCTATATTGAGGGAATTTAATATAAAAGTTTTTAATGATGTTTGCGGTATCTCTTTGTTCTCTAGAATGAATAGCAATCATTGGTTTTGGTGGTAATGTTTGTAATTTAAATTCTTCGGAAATATATGGAGGGATAATATCGATAGATACTCCTCTCATGACATTTGAAATATATTCTTTTTGTGTTTCAGAAGTTGTAATACATTTATAAAACCCTAACTGTGACCAAGTTTGACCTGGTTGTAATGTTTCTAACATATGGTCGTATGATTGACACAATACAATTTTACCGCAAGGTAATTTTGTAATTTGACTCATAACAAACCCATAAAGTTCAGGAACGATTATAAAATCCTCAGGAGAAACTTCTAAGTTTTGACCTTCAATAGCTTGGTGAGGTAATTCCATATATTCACCACCTAACCATTCCGAAACACCTGTATAATCTGATTTTTCATGTAGCATAATCATATTATATCCTTGTTTTGAAAGGGTCATACCTAATCGGTAACTATAGGCAATCGACGCTTTGGCATGCCCTTTAGTATCTTGAACTAAGAGATAGATTTTTGATTTCTTATCTTTTAAGTTCTGAATTGATTTTTCGACTTTTTTAATTTGTTCTTGATTCATATTTTTAGTATTTGTTTATTAATTTTTTATTTATCAAACTGTTAAACGCCAGTTTAAATGGTATGGTTACCTCATTACTTTTCATACCTAAAGTCTCATCAATCTGTTCGTTTTCGGTCATTAAAATTTCAATAAGTAATTTAACCATATCATATTTAACCACACTTATGTGGTTTTCAGAAACACCTGTAAAGCTTTCCGATGGTGCCGCGTTTGTGAACTCCTCAATTTTATCCAAATCTAAGTAATAGTGTTCTCCTAATATTTTTAACATGATATAATTTCTTTTAATTTGTCTTCAAACTCCTTAAGTGATTTAATACTATGGGAAGTTTTTATGTTTTTATTATAGTCAGTTTCGTATTTAATTAATATTTTATCTGACGGATGTTCTAATAATAACGCAGGATTTGCCGTAAGTAAAAGGTCAATTTCCTCCCACATAGAATTAATTGTGTAATTACTATAAAATTTTATTTTTTCTAACTGACACCCAAACTTAGATATAAAAAACAAAGATGCGGGTTTAGATTTCCCAATCTCATCGGACACTATAACTAAATCATGGTTATCCCGTAGATTAAGATACACCTCATTCAAATCATTAAATGTTGAATATTCTGATGATTGGGAATGACCAAAAATTTCCATAGGGAATTCCTCATATAAAAATGAAAATAATTCTTCATCATTTTGAAATTTAAAATGGTCTTTTAGTGATAAACTATCGACAGGTAAGGTCATACTATATTCAAACGATTCTTCGTTTTCAATACCATCCGTTTTATCAATTAAAAATTTTTGATACGTCTGTTCAATCTTACCAATGGTGTTCCTCAGAACCCCGTTTATTTCGATACCAATCCTCATTATTCTTCGTATTTTTCTAAAATTTTAGTTATCAACTTATTTCTAACAATATCGTTCTTATCCTTAAATTCAAAAACAGATATGTCCCCACCATCTCTAAATTTTTCGATTGCGTCCCATAAACCACTTTGAGTTTTGTTTTTGTACTTATCGGACTGTTCAACATCACCTGAAATAAAAAACTTACTATTAAACCCTATTCGAGTTAATAATAATTTCATTTGACTTGGTGACGCGTTTTGACCCTCTTCAAAAATAAGAATTGAGTTGTCGATATTCATTCCTCTCATGTAAGCCAACGCAAAAACTTCAATCACATCAATTTCTTTTAATTTTTCTCGAGCCTCTTTACCAATAATCTTATTTAACAAATAGTACGATGGGAAAATATAAGGGTCTAATTTCTCCTCAACATTTCCTGGTAATGAACCTAATTTTTCTTCGGCCTCTACCGCAGGTCTAACTATGATTATTTTTTCATAAGGGGTTAATGGGTCGGCAATTAAATCAATTGCTGCTTTCATGGTTATGTAACTTTTACCAACACCCGCAGGTCCTGAACAAACAGTTATTTCACTTGAAATTAGTGTGTCGTAATATTTTTTTTGGTTGGTGGTTAAAAATTTTTCTTTAGTTTTTTTCTTGACAATTTCCGAAATCAACTCCTTACTATTTAAATTTTTTTTCGACTCATCAGGTGATTGATTTTTATTTGGTTTGTTTTTTTGTGTCATAGACTTTTTTAATTTAAATTTATACCAAATTAATATAATGTAAACTAATTTGATTTTTTAGGTTACGATAACGTGGCTCTTCAGTTTATCAAAATGTTTAACAACGAAGGGTAATAAGTTTTTTTGGTAATCTTGTATTAATTTATTCATATTTTCAGAATCCTCCATCCTTGTTTGACTTTCATAATGATACGAAACTAAACTACCATCATAATAGTTATCATACCCCAATAAAAGACACTTTAAGTTTAGTTCAACATCTTCAAAACAACTCACATAATTTTCATTAAAGTACTCACACTTCTCAAATACCGATTTTCGAATCATTAATAATGCCCCCGTACTACCAACAATTTTTTTAGTTGATAGGGTATATGAGTAGTAACTTCGTAAATTTAAGTGGGAGACTTGGAAAGAGTGATTTTTATCGAGAAACGTAACAATACCGTCATGTTGTACCGTATTATCTTCAAAGTGAAGTCTACAACCAACTGTACCTGTTCTAGGATTGTCTTTAAATGTTTTTAACATCCCATAAACAACGTTATTTAATATTTTAATATCGTTATTACAGAATAAAATAAATTCGTAATCTTTGGTGACATGGTTTTTTACCACATCATTATTTATCTTAGCAAAATTATAATAATCGTACTCTAATAATTTAATGTTACCAAACGGTAATATTTTATCTTTAATCCACTCCTTTTCAGATTCTGATGACCCTGTGTCAGCAATAAAAATGTCAAATAGGTCTTTGTTACTATGTTCATAGAATGAAGAAACACAATCAAACAAAAGATTAACTTTCCCTTTTGTTGGGATTATTATGGCTACTTTACCAATATTTTTTAACGGTTTTTCTTTAATCTCAGGGATGTACACTTTGGTGGGTTTTAAGTCTAACGGTAACTCATGTCCCCATTTTTCTAAAAACTTATCCTTACTTTCCCAAAATTCCTGATTTGGTTGACCAACAGATTGATGGGTTATTTCAAATGAGGAAGTAACCCCAATTTTAACACCGTCTAAATAATTTGGTAAACAAAATAAATGGTCATAGAAATGAAATTTACCAATAGTTTCGTCAAAGTTATGTTTTATCTTAGTTTTATCGAATGAGATAAAAAGACCATCAATTGTTACAACAGGTACTAGATGAGGTAATTTTGTTGAATAATTATTCACCCATTTTTTACGTCCCTCGGGATGATGGTAAACTTGACCAACCATAGTCTGATTCATTTTTTCCCAATAAATCCCTGATTCAGGGAAATAACAAGAACCCGCTTTTCCAATTACACCGAATTCGGGGTTGTTAGAGAAATCCTCAATCAGACTTTTACCCCAATTTTTCTCAAGTTTAATATCATTATGACAACAAACAACAATATCATATATCGACTCATCAATACCTTTATTATAAAGTTCTGATAATGAAAATTGATTATGATTAACATATTCTAAAATTTGTATATCTTTAAGTCCAACGGTTTGTAACAAATGTTGTCTAAATTTGTTATTATATTCCGAATCTTTATGTGTTGAATATATTATTGTTATCATATTTAAATGAGTTTAATTAGTTTGTCTTTAATTGAATTATAATAATTTACAATTTCTTCTGTTTTCTGTTTATAATGATACGACCACCTATATTTGTGGTTCTCCTCACATAATCTATCTGAAAATAATTTATATCTTTCAATCGTATAATTAACCCCAATATATTTATAATGAAATAGTTTATACTGATGTTTACTAAGTACATTTTTTCCGTTAGGGTTAAATTGATGACATCCTGGAGAATAATTAATATCTTTAATTTTAGATTTGTTAAATAAAAGAGTTTTATCGTAAATAGAATTACGATGTCCAAAAGAAATGGTTTTTAAATCAATAATGTCGTCATAATTTACCATATCATAACCTTCAAATTGGAATAAAGTTATTCCATTATTATCTTCATTAATTAATTCATCTTGAGTTATTTGAATTAATTCATCACAATCGCACACAACAACCCAATCAGTTTCTGAGTTTTTCCAACAGTTATTTTTAATTTCTAAAAATTTAGAATCGGACAATTGGTTATCTGAATCATAATAATTTATTTCACAATTAAATCTTTTAGCGATTTCTACGGTATTGTCTGTCGAATAATTGTCGTAAATTTTAATGACACAATCAGGAAAAATTTTTCTATAATGACTAATAAAAAATTCAATCATTAACTCTTCATTATACGTTATTGTATGAACCGTTACCATATTATTCTATAATTTTAAACCAAGACCCATCACCAAAAACCATATCAGGACTTCCTAATAATTCGTCTACCGCCTGTCTTACTCCTTTGATATGTGGGTGAGAATTAATAAAATCCAAGTTTAGATAATAATCATGACCCGAAATTATTTTACCAACTAAAGGTAACCAATGTAAAATATCTTCCTTAACACATTCATATTTATGACACGCGTCAATATACACCATATCACATTTAATTTTTGTACAATTACTTAAACCTTTAATTTTAGTGATGTTAGTAGAAGACGATAATCTAAGGTCAAATTGTTCCTCGACTAAACTATAATTGTCAGAACTACAAGTGTCCATAGTATCAAACCCCCCTTCCCAACTGTCGATACACGTAATTTTTGCGTTAGGGAATTCTTCTGAGAAAATTAAACTACTCTCTCCCATGTAAGAACCTAACTCAACTATTGTTGGTGATTCACCAATATGTTTTTTAAGTTCGTCACAAAAACGTCTTAGTTCTTCGTCTAAATGAGTCCCCTTAGGTCTCATTACCTCCATTAAATTATTTTTCATATTAAATTCCTGTTGAGCCAAATCCATTATTCCCTCTGTCTTTTTCGTTTATTTTATTTTGTTGTACCAAATTAACCCATTTCCCATTAACAACAGGACAAAGAACTGCTTGCCCTATTTTCATACCTTTGGTAATCGTTACGGGGTGATTGTTTGTATTAAAAATAATCCCTTTAACTTCACCTGTATAACCATTGTCCACGGTCCCTGGTGAGTTAAGAATCATTAAACCTTGATTAATCGCTAACCCACTTTTTGACCTAACTTGGATTTCGTACCCATCTTTAATGTCAAACGAGATTCCTGTTGGGACTAACGCTCTACCAAAAGCGGGTATTTCCACCTCCTCAACTGCATGTAAATCAAACCCTGAATCTGTTTCATAGTTATATTTTGGGTCAACCGCATCAGGACGTAGTTTAACATACCCCAAGTCTAATTTAGGGGCATAATTATCCATTTCCCTTTCTAACGATTTAACATCGAGACCGTACTCCTGTAAAATCATATCGTAATCTAGTTCATTGTCATCATGTTGACTTAAAAACTCTTGTAATTTATCCGCTTGCTCTTTTAGTGAATCTATATCCATTATTCTAATTCTTTTAATTTTTTTATCACATCGATTAATACTTGAACATCTTTTTCACAGTATTCCGATATTTCTTTTAACATATTTTTATTCCAATACGAATCATGTACCTTATCGCCAGTCACTTCACCATTTTTTGGTGATGGGACATCCATACAAGTACACATTAAATCCAATGACCCAATTGACGTATATGAACCGTATTGCCAAATTTCTTTGGTATCGATTGCCTTAATCTCCCATGGTTTGGTGTCATATGACGGAAGTATCGATGGTGGTAATATACCATTAACTATCATACGTTTTGCCAACATGGGAATGTCGAAGTTTTTTAAGTTATGTCCACATAAAAAGAAATCTAATTTACCACATCTATCTAATAGTTTCTGAACTCCTTTTAAAAGTTCTTTTTCATCGTCACCAGAAAACGTTTGAGATTTAGTCTCACCATTGTCAGTAACAAATGCGACACTAACACAAACTATTTTAGCAAATTCAGGAACAAGTGCCGTTCTTTTTGCGAAAATCTCGTCCAAGGATAATTGAGAATCCTCGGGAAATCTTTTTTGAAACCAATCAATGTATTTAATAAATTGTTCGGCAACCTTAGGATTATTAGTCTTACAACTTTCATAATCTTTACAACCACCAACAGTTTCTATATCAAGAAACAAAATTTTTGTAATAGGTATTTTTATCATTTTATTATTTAATTAAGGATTTGTAAAATTCTGCTCTTGTTTTAGTTACGACTCTAAGGTCATAAGTGTCTTTAACCGTTTCATAAAGACGTTCTCCCATGTCAGTAATCAAATTAGGATTTGTGACTAATTTTTTAATGAATTTAGACCAATCACCATGATTTCTGTTCTCCTGTACCAACATCGCGTTACCATCAACAAACTCGCCGTTTTTTAAACAATGTTTAAGGTCAATAGTATATGGACCAACTTCTGAAGCGATAAGGGCTTTTTTATAGAACCCCGCCTCAATAACTTTAAGTTGAGATTTCATTCTATTAAAGATATGGTTTTTAATTGGTGCCAATGAAATATCAAATTTAGAATAGTTCATCGCATATGACGTAACAGGTTTTGTCCAAACTCGTTGATATGGTAATTGTATATCAGAAGGGTATGGGGTCTCTTTAAATTCTAATAGAAATTTTTTGTATTTTTCATCAACAATTTTATAGTTATTTGTAAAGATTTCTTCGTACCTCGCCCAAGTGGTTTCTTCGGGTTTAATAGGTCTTTGTGTTTTTTCATTTGTTTGTCGATTGATTTCGGTAACACTTCCTCTCGTATCAAACCCACATAAAACATATTGAATTTTTTCATTTAAGTCTCCACCAACTTTAGATACAAAACCATCTAATAGTTTTAAGTCATGTAAGTGAGAGGACCCTCCTAACCACCCAATTCTTATTTTGTCAGACTCTTCTGATTTTTGGTTAAACTGTGGTTCATTAGGGTCAATCGCATTTGGTAAAACAATTACGTTTTTGTTTACCTTACGAATTTCGTTAGCAAATAAGTTAGTGGTGGTAGTAACATAATCAGCCTCTCTTAAATTTGCCACAATCTTTTCGTTTATTTTTTCTTGAACGATAATACTGTGGATTGGGTGTTCCATAGTTGGTAACCAATAATCGTCAATATCCACAATGGTGATGATTCCCATGGCTTTTAAATTTTTAAGAATTTGTGGGGTGTGTTCATAAATTTGACCAATATTTCTATGGACATGAACTATTTGGTAGTTTTTCCAATAGTTAGGGTCATTTAGTTTTGGTTCGTAATCGATATCTACATGAAAATCATCATTATACATGTTTTGTAACATTACGTGAGGGTCAACAGACCTAAATTTTCCTACACCTGTTTTATCTGATGGTAGAACTAATACTTTAATTTTTTCTGACATAATTTTCTTTTAATAAGGAAGTATAACATGAAAAACGGGTATTATCAACTATACTAAAATAAAAAACCCCCACTTTAGGTGGAGGTTAGCCGATGTAATAAAATACAAAGGGATGATATTATTGAACCTTTTTAATTTTGGTTACTTTACCCTCAAAGATATGTTTACCAACTCTAAAAGAAAAAATGTCATTCGATTTACTTACCGACTCAACTAGTAATCCGTTTTCAGATAAAACTTCCTCAACAACTTCTCTCATCATTTGTTTTAACGATTCGTTATTTACGGATGGTTGAGGTTGACTTGTTTGTTGTCTTGTTGGTTCACCATTACCTTTATTCATTAATCTTGAAGCCTTTTCAACTAACTCATTCGATAATGACGGACCCGACATTGAATCAGGTTGTTGTATTGGATGTTCAATCATTAACATTTTAATTTCGTCAGGTAATTTTGACGACATGATTCTATCTTTAGCCGCCATCTGAGGCATTGGGTTATTCATTGGTATATTACTTTCCTGTAATACATCTGAAGGTAAATTATATTTTGCCGCTGGTGCGGAATAATCTTCTACCATAGGTGAGCTAAGTACATTACCTTGGGTACCATTTCTTGGTATTTGACCATGTTTCTCCATTATTTTTTTAGAGACCATTAGTTTTTGTATTAATTCGTTTTCTGTTGTCATATTTAAACGGTTTGTTCCTGTCTATTATCAAAGGTAACATTAATTATTACCCTATTCATACTTCTATCCCCATTTGGGTTATAGTTAGGTTTTGGTTCGTGGAATTGTTCTCCTGAAGGTTTAAACGATAGAATTTTATCAACTCTAAATAATCTCCACCCAGGAAGAGGTTGTTCCCCTTTATATGAAGTATGGGAAGACCCTTCACTATCCCATGCTCGTAAAACAGGATTATCTGATTTACTGTAACCAAGACAAACAGGTTCGATTTCTCTTAAACCTCTACCTCCTGGCTCATCACCATCATAATAAATCACTATTTTGTGTCTTTTCTTAATAGCGTCAACGATAGAATCAATTGATGCTACTTCTAAAATAAGGGATTTTGTTATGTTGTAAAGTTTCATTATGCGCTTGGTGTTGTGTACGGTTTGTTAGGTTGATATTCATTCACTACGGTTTCTGCTTTTCTCTCAAGAATATCTTGGATTGCTCCCGCATTTTGATTATAAACATCCAAATCACCTCCTGTACCTTTACCTTGAGCATCACCATTGGCGATGGCGTCAGGGTTAACTGAAGAGTATTCAAAAGCCTTTTGTTTATAATCATTCTTAGGAATAAGTTTTGCTCTTTCCATTTCTGCGATTGACGTTAAGTCGTTTTTCGGTTGAGAAAAATCTAAAGGTTCTGTTGTTGCCATATTATATTATTTTTTTTATTAGGTCGTTTATTCTTTTTAGGCTTTCTGTGACTTGTAAATCGTAGTCACCAAGACTTGTTTTATGACTTTTAGTAGGTCTATTCATATCCGTTATCCCATTCTTTTCGTGTGGTTGGATGAATTGATTAGGTAATACCACAGATATATTTTTTTTTGAGTTATTGACACCGTCCCTCATAGAATCCAATGTTGTATTAACCCAACCTTTAACATAATGACCACCATTTAATATATGAGGAAGTTCATTCTCATGTCCATTAAAGTCATCAAACCAATTTTTCATTCGTTTAAGTTGTTGATAGGTAACTTC